CCAAATCCCCACGAACAAACTCAGTGGTCGAATGAGGAGTAAACCGCTCCACATTCGGCTTGATTTGCTCAACGTGATACGCTCGAAATGAGCTCATGGATTAGCCACCTTCATTGATGAGAACTCTTGCTCTTGCTGGGACATTCATTCCTCGTGCGCGTAGCGCGTGAAGAACTTGGTCCGCAACTGCCTCAACTTCGTCGACGTGGGCACGCTCACGTGAAGAAGTAGTACGTCGAATCTCAGCCATTCGCGCGTTGTACTGTGCACGCGGAATACGCATGAGAACAAGCTCGTCACCAAGACGACGCCCGTAATGCTTAGGGTTCGGGCTCTTTGGATCGTGCATAGGAACCGCGACATACCCTTCGATCATACGGCTAGTGGCTTTATCTGTGTTCTTCACATTCACAAACCTGTGATGATACTCAGGATGAGCCTTATCAAATGGCGCAGTGTCAATCATTCGCGCTTTGTGTGCACGAACGGTTGCACCTGGAGTCAGATCTCCCTGCCCAACCTCTGCGATGATCTGATCGCGCTCAGCAGCACGCGCTGCCAGGTCGTCAGAGTGAACAGTCGTACCGTCAACTTGAGTGTTACCGCTATCGCCTTCACGCTTCTTGCTCGCATCAATAATGATGCCAGGCGCCTTAGTTTGTGTAGTAGTCATCAGAGTGCGAACTTAGATGCGAGGTTCATATCCTTGATGTAATCCGCAACGTTGGTGTACCCAAGATTCATCGCAATCTCACGGGTAACCTCGTCGATCACAGGCTGTGAACCATTAGGAACTTGTGCGGGAGCCGAGACACTAAAACCAACACTAGCAATCTGCTGATCTCTTGCATTCTGCATACGCTTCGTCCACGTATGCTCCATCAGTTTGTCGATGTTGCCCGGTTGCCCCCGAACATACGCAACCAAGTTATCCCAGGCGGCATCAGATGTCAATTGGCTCGCCCCAGTGCGCTGTGCGAGATCTGCAATCTGTGCACCAAACAAACCAAACTCATCGCCATAGCGCTGCCGTGCACGCATCTCAGCAGCACTACCAACAGACGATGTCAACTCATTGATTCGTGCAGCATAGCGCGACTCTGCCTGAGCGATCTGCTGTTGCGTGTGGATCTGCATCGCCTGCAGCCTGATGTTTGGATCCTCGTGCTGGATCATCTCAGCAAGCTCAGCATCAGTGTACCACTTTGGTGCCTGCTGCTGTGTTGCCTGTGTCTGCTGCGTATGCATTTGCTGGAGCAGATTAATGCGAGACTGCTCGCTCAGCTGCAACGCCTGCATCAAAGCATCAGTAGTCTGCCCACCCGTAGGCGCAGCCGGCGTCGCTGGTGCCGCAGGCACTGTTGGTGTCTGTGACGACGGTTCTGTCGGCTGATTCGAATCGGTATTAGGTGGAGTGGATCCATCTGCAAACTGCTCGAGATCGTCCATTCCCATGATGAGGCTGCTACCCATTAGTGCACTCCTGTTCCATTTGATCGAGTTCAGCGGCTAGGTCACCAAGACCTTTAATCCGCCCTTGTAGTCGTGCGATTTTTGCGGAGTCTTCTTCATTGCATAGGGCTTGGATTCGGGACTCCCTGGCTTGCGTTAGGCGCGCCATTAAGAGCTGAAACATCGAATCCTCCCTGAGAGATCGGATTTGGCGCTTGGCTGTTTGCCGTTGTTCCGAGTCCAAGTCCCTTAAGGAAAGCATCAAGGTCAGGCAAGTATTCCTCTGGATTCCTAATCTCGTACTTAGTTAGCAGCTCAGTATACATATGGCGAGCGGAATCCATGACCTCACCAAGGAACTGTGCGAGCTGCGGAGACTGTTGTGCAGACTGCGTTACAACCTGTGCAACCTCAACAACCTTCTGCAAATATACCATCATAGTCTGGATGATGGCAAGTTGCGCCTGTTGCTGTGCTGCGCGCGAGTTCGTCGCATCAGTGGCCATAAGCTCAACGGCAAACATCCCGTTGACGTTTTGCTGGCCCATCTTGTTAAAGAACTCGTTGACTAGCTCATGGACTTCATCGCCAGCAAACACGATGTCGTCTACATCCCCAACGCCATACTGAATCCAACAATCTACCACCATGCTAAGCGCTTCCGCAAAACCTCCACGGATGTTCTCAACAACAGCGTCTACTCGACGTGTGCCTTCTTGAATAAGCGCTAGTGTGGATGTAGCAGTTGCTCTAGACCCAACGATAGGAGACTCACGGCCAGTCAGGTAATCCGATACTCCTGTACGCTTCTCAGCCAACCCAATCACGTTCTGGCGTTCAGCCATCGTGGATGGATAGATGTCTTGTGCTGCGTTGATCGCAATGAAGTCTGTCTGTGGGTTTTCTACGGGAAAGTTCCGTCCCGCAAACAGCTTAGGACGCTGCTCAATCTTTGCGTCCTTCTGCGTCACAAACATCCGAATGTTGGCGAGATATGCGTTGTTCAACGCATGACGCTGCCACTGCGTGAGTGTATCTTGCAGCGGCAAAACCATTTTGGCGATACCTAGCGCATAGAGTGATCCTGTGGATGGGGTGTAAGGGATAATGACATAAGGCTTCTGCTGATGAAAATACCAGTTATACCGCAACTGGATAAACGTCCTCGTGGGACGGTGGTACACTGCAGCATATCTACGCGGTGGTTTGTTTGGAGTAGGCGCATAGTCAAACCACAACTCGTAAATCTCGTCGATTGTACGGTTAGTGATCTGAGAATCCCTGTGGTTTGCTGCGGTTGCTTGTGTGTCCTCAAGTGCGTCCAGCCGGTTCGAGGATTCTTGGCCTTGAAGCTTCTCAATCCCAGCAAACTTACCACTAAGTTTGCCTTTGACAAGTTCTTCCCACGTAAGCGACAAACGCTCACCAACAATGGGTGCTGCTTGCAGGCTCGCAGAGTACGCTGGGAACAAGAATCTGTTTAGTGGCACCCCAACAATGCGCGGACCTTTGCGCTTTGTGTGAACAGTTTCTTTGACGTTCCAATCCTTGTCATAGCCGACTGAAATGTACTCCTCGCACTCATACACAACCTTCAGCACCATGTTACCGTGCTTAGCAAGCTCAATGATCCGAGGGATACACTCAGTTCGTAGATGCATTACATGGCGCTGGTAGTACTCAAAAAACTCATCGAGTGCTTTAGTGTACTTTGTGATCGACTTGCGCAACGCCTTGAACCTAAACACTGGTGCAGTCTTAAACAAACCAGTGTCTAGCCGCGCCACAATGGGATCAACAGCCATCGCAATAAGCGGAACCTGTAGCCCAGTCGCACCCACAAACGGCTCTTGCTGCACACCCTGATCCGCCGCAGCGTATGCGTCTTCTTCGTTTCGCCACTCACTAACCTTCATGTCGTGAGCAGTAGTCAACTCAATAAGCCACTCGTCGATCCACGTAGCGAGTTTATCTCGCTCAGCCGGAGACATCTGGAGCACAGGCGACGGATACGGCTTTGCGTCCGGACGAGGAGTCTCGTCGACAGCGTCTTGTACCTTTGAGTCGAGTGCTACAGCTTCCTCGATGTCAATTGCGTAGTTCATTGTCCTGGGATGTAGATTGCGCTGGATTCACGAGCAGGGTTAAAGTTCGCCCAGTAAGCTTCACTACCTGTTGGGTCAACAATCTGCTGCACAACCGCGTTGACTTGGCTTTGTCTGCGCGCAATGGATTCAGGAGACAACTGTCCACGCAAGAGTTGTAGATGCATCGACAAACCGTCAACTACGTCATCATGCTCACCCAACGGAAACTCAGACATCTGGTTACGCAACAGCGATGCACCGCCAGGCAAATACAACCGCCCTGCGGCCATGATTGGCTGAAGCCCGCGGATACGAGTTTCCTTACGACCAATAGCCTTGATATCACGAATGTTGAGGTAGATCATTCTACGCTCACACTCGTCTCGCAGAAAATACTTGAACGCTTTTTGGTATGCGACTGCCTCAATGCCCACAACGCGAGGCCGCCAGCGCCGATACACAGTGAAGATCTTTTCGATTAGTTCGCTGGGCTTACAACGCTTACCCCACGCATCCAAGACAACAAGCTCACCCCACGGAGTTTGTCCCACAGTAACCACTGCATTCATGTCTGAGTTTTGGGTCTCAGCTGGTGCAAGGTCAACTGTGGTTGTGACATCAAGCGCCGACACCAACACAGTACGCTCAACTTCATCGGAGTCGTTAAGCAGCTCGATAGCTGTCTGTGCAGCATCCGCCCAACGCCAACGCTTTGCGTCGTTTACGTTGAGGTCTTGAACGTCTTCGTTTCGTGGGTTGTTGAGATACAGACACGAGAACTTATACTCACCCATAGCGCGACGCTTGAGGTCGAGAATCTCGTGGCCCATCAACTCAGGAAAAATCGGCTCGCCGTCGCTGCTGTACACACCAGTCGCGTACACAGCAAGTCGTGGCGCGAGGTACTTCAAGATCCATGAGTAGATATCGTTCAACGCCCACCGTGTGCCCACCACCATGATGGTGTCAGTTTCTGGCCGCACAAGCAGCGAAAGAAACCCCTTAAACCGAGTGATCGTGTCGTCCATGACCTTGGGAGACTTAACTGCTTCCTCCGAGATCATGTCGTCTGCTGTGATATGCGTATAGTGGCGCGAAACAAACGCGCCTGTCATACCAGTGGTATCAATCGTAGGCTCTGGTCCGATCCAATCACGCACGAAATCGAGCTCCGAATCATTCCAGCGGAGACCCGCGGCCCTGGTGTCTTTGGGAATGATTTCGCTGTATATAGAGCGAAAGATTTTGTTTGACTCTGCGTGCTGACGAATCGCACGTAGCATACGCTGCGAGTTAGTCGACGCTTCGTTGGCGATAAGAAATCTGCCATTAGGGTTGTTGACTACACCCTTGATAGTACCTGTGATTGTGATGACGGAGGTCTTGAAATGATCACGAGGCACTAACGCGAGTTTGTATTGGCTTGGGTTGAGGTCTTGAAACACACACATAGGTCCATGACAACGTTCAGTCATGTCCTTGTAGCCAAGAATAACCTTTCCCAAAAAGAACGAGTCCTGGCGTCCCATCGCAGCAATATCCCGACGGACGTCTTCGGGCTGCGTTGTGATGATGGGAGATTGGTTACTCAGATCCTGTTCCATCACCAATCTGTGGAGTTGACACACCAGTTGCGTCGTGTGTGCCTGTGCTCAGATGTGCAAAGGCTTTGCGCACACGTGCGGACTCTACCATTGCAGCAGCGAGGTCTTTGGCGAGCTCGGCAGACACATTAAACGTCTCCATCTGGTGCCGTTGGACTTTTGAAGTCTGCGGGCCACGATCCGCGAGGTCTTGTGCAGCCTTGAGTCGTAGTGCCTCACTCGACGCATCGTGCATGGTGTTCTCGATCACGCCTAACGCTTTAAGCGACAACTGGTGCATCACAGCACCGATGTCGGCAGTCGCAGCATCAAGGTTACGAGCAACTCGCGCGAACTCTGCTTGCGCTAACGGGTTGTGGGTCATAAGTTGTCCCAAATACAACGGATGGCATCCTGCTAGTGCGCTTGCCTCACGACGAGTCTTAGCAGCCGTGGTCGCAAACAAACCAATAGCACGTGTGACGCGTGGAGACAACGTCTGCACTTTAGCAGCCACTGGTGGTGGCGCGTCAGGACGTCTACGACGATCAGTGGACACAGCGTGTGGTGTTGGTGGCTGTCATCAAAACTGGTGTAGATGTAGAACACACTCCACCGCCGGACGTCACCGTTCCTGGCCGGTACAGATGGTCGAACGTCGGCGCGGTGCCCCACGACGGACCATACCAAGGATGCTGTCGTGGTGCGGTCCACCAGATAGGCGGCGGGTACTGTGGTGCCCATGGAAGGGCGTCACGCCGTCCGCACTCAGGACAACGGCCACACGACGGGCACGGCTCATGTCGCTTTGCCTCGCGTCGATCAAACTCTTCCTTCAGCTTTTGCAGTAGCGTCTTGTTATCCATCACAATGCTCCGGTGAGGTCTCCTCCTGCTCCCACAACCATAACACCACACTCCCACCTCCGCAATACCCACACGGGAGTACATACTCACACCCCATCCCTTATACCAATCCGTATAACTCACAAGGTTTTTCTTCTCGCGATTTGTTGAAGGGGCACCTTTGCGCGATCGGGTCAACGCGCGCGGGGATGGTGGGTGGGGTAGTTGACATATCGGACGCCTGGCGGTACATTGTTTGTGTACGACGCTGTTTGATAACCGATTGTCTTTGACACGTGCCCACGGGTTGCACGCACACGGGGATACTCCCCAACGCACCCAACCCGAACGGAGTACATCACATGGCACGCAACTGGGAAGAGATCGGCCTCTCGTGGGAGACGGCCAACGTGAAGTCGGATAACGCTGTGATTGCTGGTGCACAGCTCCCGGTTATCACGGATTACGTGAAGCTGAACGAAGCGTTGATTGCCAACGGGTCGTCCCTGTTGGACCTCATCAACGCGTCCAATTCCCCACGCGTCGCGGCACAGGACGTGAAGCGCCGCAACCCTGACACGTCGGGCGAGACGTTACGGGAGATGGTGTGGGATCGTCTGCGCGGCACACGCGCGAGCTCTGGGACTCGCACGGTCACGAAGGTCGTGATTGCGCTCCCCAACGGTGCCCGGTACGAGGGCACGAACCGCACGGAGTTCGTTGCGGCATACATGGCCGCTGGTGTGGATCTCGGCATGACCGCAGACGTCGCCCGGAAGATCGCCGAGACGATCGCTGACACGAACGCGCACTTGAGCTAACCTCTGCACTACCCCCGTGGACATGTGTCGAAGACAACCCCGGAAGATGCCACCTGAACGGAACAACTGTTTGGGTGGCGTTTTGCGTTGTGGGGAGGTGGAAAGTAGATACAGGTTATACAGTGTGCAGGATATACAGTGGATATGTAGTGGGTGGTAGGTGGTCGGTCGGTGTTCGGTAGCCTACCTAGTCCCCCATTGGGGGTAGGTAGGTAATCAGTGTAACTTGTGGTGTGAGTTATACAGGTTGAGTAGTAGGCTTAATACAGTAGATTAAAAAAAAATAATCTTAGTAACACCACAACTACACAGGGAGCGAGGAACGCACTGCAACACACGGGTACATGGTAGGTAGGCACCCCACATATCGGGGGCTAGGTAGGCTACCGTCCGAACACCATGATTGACAAAGGTTGCCTGGGGTGTTATATTGGTGGGTTCACCGCTCGACCGCACACTAACCAACGGGTTGAAGCATGCCCAATGTGTACGCGAGGTTGTATACCACGGAACAGGTGAGTGCACTGTTGCGTGGAGTGGTCTCTCGACAGCCGCAGCAGTGTGTGGCTGTTAGCACTGGAGACCATGTGGAGCTGCCGCCTGTGTATTGCGTCCGATGTGGCAGTGGTCACGGAGTGGGAAATGGTGTGTTTATGTGGACACATCGTGGACTGAGCGGCGAAGTACACAACACCGTGGTTGTGTTGTGTGAGAGACACAATGGAGAGTTACTCGCGGCCAAGACAACGGTGTCTTTGTCGCGTATGTGCACGTTGCACAAACACACGTCAGGTGTGTGGACACTGGACTAGGGGAGGAGAGAGATGCCACACACCACACACCAACGCAAACTGATATCGGTTTGTATCACTACGCGCAATATCGTAGTGTTCGCACTCGGCGCGATAGCCGGGAACTGTGGGGCACGTGAAGAACTCCGGAGGTGCACTAAGGCACCAACTGCGGAGGCAGCACAAGCTGCATGCAGCACATGGATGGAGGGAGAGTAATGAGCTACACACAGGAGGAGCTGGACTCGTTCTTGCAAAACGTGCGTGCGTTGGATCTGCAGTGGCAGATGTACTATGGGCGTGTGCGCTGTGGAGAGAACGCGGAGATGTGCCCAGTCAGTGCACTGGTCGGGAAGGATGCAACAGCTGTGTGGGAAGTCGGTCCCGCGCAGGGTTTGTCGCTTGGGTTAGTGCGTGCTGTCGCACGTGCAGCAGACAACGACGGGGATCCCGAGGTGCGCAGGCAGTTACTCCTCACATGCGGGTTGTCTGCATACGACCCATCCACGAGTCCATACGCGAAGGTGTTTACACGGACGCAGTACAAAAACTACGTCTGGTGTATTCGCGAGGTTGAGGGCGGTCACCTCGTGTGGGCGAGGTTCGCAGTTGGTGAAGCAACGATGACCACGCGTAAGTGGTACGTCTCTCGCCACACCACGGATTCTGAGCTCACTCAAACACTACTCAAGTGTGTGCTCACCTCCGAAGAACACGAAGCGCGTGAGCAGTTTCTCGTGGATGGTGTCGCAGCTTTCGGGCCACACATCGCAACACGGGAACTCGTGAAAGTCGCAAGAACGCTCGATGCACGCCGGGACGCAGGTCTCGACTAACCCTCCTCCACCACTACAATGGCCACGTGTCAACATGTGTTGCATCGTAGGGACGAACCCCTACGTGCCACAGGCAATCGCCCACTGGGCAAGACGAACGCAACTCCCCAAGAAAACTCGAGTGTGCACCCTTGTATGATGTGTGCGCACCCGATGAAGCCGTGGCTCTGGGAGAACCTGAACAAGTAAACTACAAGCATAGTCATGTCGAAATCCGATGCAGAAAGCGAGCGTCTAGCTTTAGAACAGCGTGCCACGTGGATGCGTGGTATGCTCTTTAAGCGTAGATGCCCTGAACTGCTCGCGCTCGAAGGATGGTACGAGTACACCACAGACCTGGGCAAGGTTGTCAGGTTTAAGTTGTCTTGTAGGTACAAAGACATCTTACGGTGTTCTGTGTGGCGTGGACACAAGAAGCACTTCGAGTCGTGTTTCGCGCCAACAGGGGTATTCAACGACTATCCACCAGAACTATGCAAGCGTCCTCAAGTCGCTATTGTGTACCTTCCCGACAAACACGGGAACTTTCAGGCGCGTGCATGGGTTACGCTAAGCGGAGGAGACATGACTGTATTTAAGGTTTACGGCAACGGTTTGGACGCTAATAGAATAGTAGAACTATTTATAATGTCAGGGTTGCGGTGTCATGCCGTCGGGTATGACATTAGTTTGTACTAGCTTGCTTACAACTAAGCGGACATCACTTATCGTGCCGCTTGGAGAGTCTGCGACGCAAATACAAGCTTAAACGCAAGCAACAGACGAGAAGTACTACAACGGGTGGCCTTGAGAAAGCTACCCGTTGTAGAGCAACACTTCACCCACTACACCACACACCAATGGGCCACGACACACGTCCCAAGCAGTTCCTCGTCCCTTGCATGTGCTGCCCCAAGTGGGTCAGCGCACGGGATTCCAGTGAGTACAAGGTCTGCACGCCTTGTGAGACTCGCGAGATGTCCAAGGCACGCAGGTACCAAAAAGCATTCGACGGCAACCTGTGCGGGCGCCCTAAGCGCACACACAGATGATCCACCTACCCAACACCGCGCAAGCATCCGCAGACTTGCAGTGGATGAACGAAGATCCCACGCAGCCTCGGATGCGATCGAGTGACCTCGACAGACCTGCACCAGCACAACGGTGTTTTATCGTGCAGGGTCCATATTGCTGGGGACGCGGGGTGACGATCAGACTCGCGCTCAAGCACGCACGACTTGAATGGTCCAGTGTGTATGGCAAGCGTGCACTGGTGATCGACGCACCTGTTGGTGCATTTGTCCACGAGATGGGTGGAGTGTCGTACAAAGACCCCAAGGGTGACATCGCACCACCTAAGGTCATTGGGCGCATGCTCATGACCATGAGGTAGGCGTTGAACATCTACACAATCCTTGGCAGGGCAGTGAGCAACTACACGGGTAGCGCGCATCTTGCGCTACTCAGTGTGGTGCTCAACGCGGTTATCAAAGACTTCGGGCCAGCTTGGCTTGAAGCTCGGCACATCGCAGCGCCTGGAGAAGGCCAAGCTGTAGTGCGCGAACTCGAGAAGCTCTACAGTGGCATTATCGACGCATACATCGCATCACACCCCAAGAGGTAACACCCGTGCACTGGTTTCTCCCGTTCAACATGGACGACTTGGATAACACAACTATCCACGGCGATGGTGTAGACAACTTCGTTGTTGAGGGTAGACTTACACGTACGTTCGGACCACTGGCGTACGGCACACGCTGCGTGCTTTCGTTTGACTATCGCAGGTCCCATCCCACAAGAGTGACTCTCATGCTCGCACACGAACAACCCAACTGGGAATGGCTAGCTAGTGCCACAAAAGAACAAGTTTTTGGTGCAGTGTGTGCTGGGTTTGCTGCACAGCAATGGAAGCGTGCAACACAGCCAAACACTGGGCGATGCATGTATCGCACATTAGACGGCTTACGTTGTGCTGTGGGTCAGGTGATTCCTGACCGAATGTACAATCCAAGTTTTGAAGGCAAAGGTGCTGATTACATCTTTGTTGGTTGGAGTGTGCAGTTGTATAGTGTTGCTGTGCTGAAGATGCTTAGCGAGCTCCAATCTCTGCACGACAAAGTAATCGCATCGCCACACGGGCTCTATATGCAGTTCCAAAGCTACGCAAACACTCATGGGCTTACGCCTGAGTTTGAATCCAACGCAGGTCCCTGTCCACCACTAACCGCATGAAGCTCACAGTACTCGACCTACGCACACGACTCGAAGAACTTGATGACCACCTGCCGGTGCTGATCGCAGGTGATAGCGTGGATACTCCAATCACAACAGTCTTAAGCACGCCACACGCTGTCGTGTTGTGGCCACTTGAGGAAGGACAGGCTGAAGACATCATGGCTGACGCTGTACGGTTTTATATCACTGATACCAGTCCGTATCAGGTGTGCGCAACAGTCTATGGTGTTGTTGGTGCTGTCGGTCCAACGACTGAAGAACTCCTTGTCGCGGAAGCAGTGGTGGGATTACTCTACGAACACATCGACGAGTTCATCAGTGCTTGGCAAGACAGCCGCGAATCTGCTAGCGTGTTTGTTGAGCAGCTGTACGCACGGCTGGGGGCACTATGACGATCGTGTACTGTGTTCTCTCGTTTCTTTGTGGTGTGCTTGTGCATCACAGAGACTACCGTAGGCTCAACAGACTCAACAAGTCTGGGTACAACTATCGCGTTCAAGCAGACCGCATGATGGAAGGTTATGATGAGTGAGGATCCATACCTCAGCATCATGGACCTTGTGATTTTGCGTAAGATGACTTCACTCATTGAAGCCCAGAGTTTCTTGGAACACAAAGGTGTACCGATGGATAAGTGGGAGGGTTACACTAAATACATCGGAACTATTACACCCAAAACAAGCGCTATTCGTGTTGTAGCTAAGGACCCACTACGACACAAGCTCTGGGCGATGCTTAAGCTCAACGGGTGTAGTTACAGACAAATCGCACAGAGGTTTGAAGTCCGGCACTCAAGTGTACTCGATGCTGTGCGCAAGCATGTGGATGTGATTACAGTGTCTCCTGTAATCAACGCACCGATTGACACACTGATCGGCACATTTCAGAGACACAGAGACTTGTTTGCTGATACCAAGCAAGATATCTTCGTTGCTGCCCAGTTGTTGTCTACTCTAGCAATGGATGAGACATGAAAAACAAGATCGGACTTATAGCGCTGGCGCTGCTGGCGGGGTGTAAGGGCGATGGCGTGGCAGCGACGTGCAACCGGCTGCTGAGTCTCGCGCGCACTTCGACCGACACACTGATCGCGCTCTCGGCCAAGCCATCGGCGAGCTACATGGCGTGCGGGTACGACTGGCGCCCCGACACCACGCGCGCCGTCGAGGACACGACGGGAGGTGGGCGATGAGTGAGACGCTGACAAACGAAGAGCGGGAGTCGTTAGATCTGTTCGACAAGTCCGTCGTTTTTGGTCTGCTGCGACCATATCGACCCGAAGACAAGGCGTGGCGGGTGATCCGAGCGGCGATCCATCGTCTCGTTGCCGAGAATGTGAATCCGATGCCTGACGAGACGAAGGTCACCCCCAACCGGTGGGAGGTTGTGAGCGTGAATGTGTACGGCGAGACGGTGGTGGAATGGGACAGCGCCGCAGCCTATCGGGACCGCCTTGACTTGTGCGTGCCGGAGTACGCTGGAGCGTTCGCGCGACGGATTGCCCACTCGCTGGGCCGCCGCACGGTGATGGTGCGCGAGTCGCGCATCTTGGGGGGCGACCATGCCTGACGAGACGAAGCCCACGGCCCCGGACGAGCCGCTCTCTCGCCACCGCCTGGATCTTATGGGGGTATTCGCCAGCGAGTCCGAGGCCCACAGGTACCTCGACATGCTCCCGCAGATCGCCGACCTGGTCGTCCTTCCTGTCTTTCAACGGAGACTCTCGCCATGAACACCCCGCGCCTCAACTACCTTTTCTTCCCCCGCACCCCTGACGACTGGAGAAAGGTCGGCGACGACTACCTGCTCCCGCAGGATTATGATTCGCCAAGCCACGGTGGTCTGTGCCGGCTGGCGAGATGGGTGGGCCTGTTAGACCTGGTGGACCGCTTCCGCCCCTCTCTTCTCACGACCGACGATGAGTACTGGTGGGAGAACCCGCGCTTCCCCAAGGCCCGCGAGCACCGCGCGTTCGCTTGCTACTTCATCGCGGCCATGTTGGAGGATGAGAATGCCTGACGATACGGAAGATCGACTGACAGTGGCGGGTCTTATTGCCTACCTGCAACAACAACCGCAAGACCTGCTGGTGATCTATCGCTGCTGTAGTGAATACGACCTCCTGCACACACGAGACATTAGGATTGTCGAAGCGTGCGCACCTCGCGCTGACGATTGGGTACAGCGCAAACGACCAGACATGCCGTCCCAGCCGTACCTCCTATTACCCGGTAACTGACGATGCCTGACAAGACGAAGACGACCGGCGAGATCCCTGACCTCATGGAGGCGCTCAAGGCGAGCCTACGGCGACCTGACGAGACGAAGACCACGACGCCGGACGAGGCTCGGGCTGTGGCGGGACTGGCACGCAAGGCGCTTGAACGGTTGAACAACGACGGGCGGTGGTACGTCTG